CAGAACAAACATTAAATATAAACGCTAATGCATTTAATACAATATCAAACACAAATATAAGTATTGTGAATTTAGAACCTCTTATAGGAACTATTGAACACGATGCTCTTTTATTTGCTGATATAACATTCGATCCTTCTTCATGGCATAATCCAGTACAAATTAATGATGTATTAGAAATCTATCAAGTTTATGAAGGAGAGCAAAATGGTATGAACTTAAATTTAGGATAGGAGGTATCCAATGAGAAGTACAAACATAAAACTGAAAAATAGGAATGGTGAAGATGTTATTTATGTTGGCATTTCAACTGTCTCAATTGATGGAGAAGATGGTACTAAAAAACAATTCTCATTAGGAAACCTTACAGAAGGAACTATCGTATTGGAGTTTGCTAATGGAAATCAAGAAGTTATTGTACCTGATGATGAACTATATGATAAAGTTGTGATTCTTAAACCAGAGACATTTATAGCAGAGAATATCGCACAAGGAGTAATTATTGCTGGCATTGAGGGTACCTTTGAAGGAGCAAGAGAAATGCCGACATTGAATGTCCCTTCTATATCAAGAAGTAGCGACACAATTACAATCACTAATCCAAGTACAAATGGTAATTTTAACAGAGGATTTAATGTTTATTCAGGTGGAGAGCTTGCTTTTTATCAGACTGGAACAACATTTAGTCTGATCGGTAAGTTTGAAGCGGAAAATGATTATTCAATTCAAGCAGCTTGTGTAAATCCATTGATGAATGAATCAAACAAAAGTAATTCTATCTCTTTTGCAATTTACTCAATTATTAAGGATTTTGATGAATACATTTCTACAACAGACACAAGCACAAAGATAAGTAGTGGATTAAAATATAAGATCTATCTGAGGAGTGACTTTGGTTATTGGCTTCCAGAAATAATCAAGGTATATAAAAAAAGGAATGGAACAGATGAGTATGAACTGACCAATGAATTTTATTATTCAATGTATACAGGTGAGGTATCTTTTGATTCAATGGATGCTAATGTGAAAATCGAAGTTATTTCAGATGAAGAACCTCAGCTTAAAAGGCCAAAAGTAAGAATAGTAGAGGGTGATTTTATACTTAAAACACCATTTCCTGTATATTCTCAAAAGCTTTTATTCTATGACAATGAAGAGTTATTTCATGAAGAGATAAAAGAAGATCAGCCTATTGCTGTAATGGTTGAGTCACTCGGAACTACTTATACATTTATTAAAGATTCAGACGGATATTATAAGCCTACTAACACAGGTGTAAATTATAGCTTTGCGATTGCAAGAATTCAAATTTCAAATCCTGAAGATCCTACTATTGTAAAACTTTTATGGATGCAAAGTACACAATATGGATATGACTTTGGTCTTGTTGGACAAATGGATGTTGCATTATCTCAGAGTACAAGTGTTGATACTAATGTGTTATTAAATGCTCAAAATCAAACAGCAACCACACCAATAGAACTATTACTTGAAGCTCCGACTGGAACTCACTTCTATGATGTTAAATACAGAAAGGATGGAAGTGGTCATACTGGTTGGGATATGTTTGAGTTTCAAATAGACGCAAATGTAACAGTATTACCTATCTCAAGCGATAAAGTTGTTCTTGAAGATGATTATGTTTTGAACTTATCAAATATCGATTATAAAACTAGAAAATCAGCGAATGTTACTCATCTTGTTTATCTTGATGATGTTTTAACTTACGAAGAAAAGGAGGGTATTTAATGGCCATTAATTTAGATCTTAAACAATATATTAACACCTATGGACTTCACAGTATAAAAGTTATAGCAACAGGTGAAGGTTTTAGAAACAGTGAACCAGTTGTAAAAGAGTATAACAATAGTCCGTTTATCATTTACACAGATGATGGTATTGTCGTAACTAACGTTCAAGCAGGAGTGTCATCAATTGATTTGTATGTAGATGAGATTTTAGAAAAGACTATAGAACATGATGCTGAATCAACCGAAGATGTTTTAATTGATTTTTCTAATACTTCAGTAATAGAAGGTTCAATAAACCATTTTATAATTGTAGCACATACGAATTATGGCGATTTTACAAGCAATAATGCCATGACAACGAGGGTATTCGGTGTTAGCGGAATGTATGATTCATCAGTAGCTTTGACAAGAACAGATGATTCGGTTGGCAAAACATATACTATTGATTCAACTACTGGACTAGTTACAAGCGACTTTGATGATGAGTTCCCTTTTAACGCAATGAATGAAGTTACTGTTGGTGATAGCTTGTTTATCTCAATCCCAGAGATGTGGTGGCGTATAGGAAAAGATGCTGAAGACAACATCACCGATATTGCTGTTGCTAGATATAAAAATGGAGCAGGCAATTGGTATAAATCAGATGCGTTTCTTGTAGGTAAATATCTATCATTTCAAGAAAATGACATGATGGTATCTAAATCAGGTAAATCAACGTCTATAAATTACTCAGCGTTACAATGGACAACTTATGCAAAAGCAAATGGTGAAGGATATAAACCTTATGGATATTATGAACATACGATTCTAACTTTCCTTTGGCTTATTGAATTTGCCAATAAGAGATCAACAAACATTATCAATGGTTATTCTAGCTATAATCTAGTAACTGGTGGAACAGATTCAATTGAAACTCCAACTGGTTACTTAACAGCAAATAACCGAATGAAGTATCGTGGAATTGAGGATTTTGTGGGTAATGATTCAGTTTGGATGCCAGATGTGACAGGTGCATATTACACATCAAGGGATATTGAAACATATAAGAATGGCACTACTGATAAAACACAACTTTCTTACTATATGAACATTACAGCAATTCAAAGCTACCGAGGTATTCAAGCACTTGGTTGGGATGATAATAATCCATTTATTTGCTTACCTTCAAAGTTAGGATCATCCTCATCAACTACATACTTTGGAACTAATATGTATGGACCTAATGGCAGTAACGATTATTTATCAAGAAATAAGATTTATTCAGGTTATGGTAACAATTGCAATCTGTTAAGTCCTATCTTTAGTTCTCAATTCACAAGCACTTCAAGCTCGGCAACATCACGATTAGTAAAATATGAAATTTAGGAGGATAAAATCATGATTACACAAAACACAGCAAACAGCATTTTAAATGCATTCTTTGGAAGAAGTCAGTATGCCTCATTAGCATCAACTTGCTATATTGGTTTATCTACAACTACTCCAGAGGCAAACGGGAACAACTTTACTGAACCTGCTGCAGAAACTGGATACTCAAAGGTTCTGATTGGAAACTACAACCAGTCAAATACAATGCTAATGGATGCAGCAACCGAAGGAACTATTTCAAATTCTTCAAATATTATTTTCTTCCCAGAAGCAACTTCAACTTGGGGTACAATTACTCACTTTGGAATTTTCACTTCCAAAACAGCAACAACACCAGTTATGTGGGGAGCATTAAGTACTTCAATTTCTGTACCTTCTGGATATATTCCTATATTCAGAGCTGGTGCACTTAATGTCTCATTACAATAAGGAGGGCACTTATGCCTAAATACTTAGAACTTGAAGGTGAGATCATTATTGATCTTTCATCTATTTTAGGTCAGGTAAAAAAACCAGAAGAACCTAAGAAGGAAGAAGAGGATAAAGAAAAAGAGGAGAAATAGCTATGGCTGAACAAATCATAACTATCGCATCTGTGATAACGGCTCTGGGAGTAATTCTCGGAGTCGTTTTAGGTGTTTACAAGTTTTATCTTAAAAACACTAAGCAAGATGATGATATTAAAGCAATTAAAGAAGAACAGACAATTTTAACAAAGGGTGTACTTGCATGTCTTAAAGGATTAGAAGAACAAGGCTGCGATGGTCCTGTAATAACTGCTATTAATGACATTGAAGAACATCTAAATAAACAAGCACATAAATAAGGAGGATTATTATGGAATACTTATCAATTATTAGCGTACCTGCAATTGTTGCTGCAGTATATGCCATTATCGAAGTCATAAAAAAAGCAACAAACAATAACGAAAAGGTTAGTCATTTCTATCCTTTGATTGGACTAGTATTGGGAGTAATTTCTGGTGTAATTTGCTATTACTTTATCCCAGATATTATTGCAGCTCCAAATGTTGTTTTAGCCATCGTTCTTGGTGGTGCATCTGGTCTAGCGGCAACGGGTACTAATCAGGTTATTAAACAACTTAAAAAATAGAATAATATGACATAACAGCCTATCGGAGTTCTTTCTGGTAGGCTTTTTTTATTTTCTTTTGGCAAAAGTGTCTCGACTTCCCATTTGACTTATGAGGAGGCAGATAGTATGCAAAAAGAACTAAGAAATAAAATATTTGAATTAAGAAACTCTGGTATGGGATATAAGACGATAGCAAAAGAACTATCTCTTACTCCTAGTGCGGTTAGAAGTGTATGTACAGCGAAATACAACGATCCTGATTTATATGGAACCTGCAAAAACTGTGGCATAAGAGTAAAGCAAACGCCTGGGAAAAAGAAGCGTCAGTTTTGCTCTGATAAATGCAGAATGGCATGGTGGAATTCTCATAAGGATGACGTAAAAAGAAATGCATTTTATACCTTCAAATGTCCATGTTGCAACTCTGAATTTGTAGCTTATGGAAACAACAAAAGAATCTATTGTAGTATTTCTTGCTTTACAAAATACAAAACGAAAAGAGGCGAAGAACAATGAACATAAAAAATATAGAACAGTACTATGCATCACTTGTACACCTTGTCGTAATGAAGAATAAAGGTATACTAAACGATGCTGATTACTTAAAAGCTGAGTCTGTTTTGGCAAGTAAATATTGTATCAAAAAAGATAGTCTTTATCGGGCTAATGACTTGATAAATAATCGATTTAGAGTGATATATATACTACCAAAGAAGGAGGACCAAAATGGATCAGAAACGGATAACAAAGATAGATGCATTACCAAAGTTACAAAAGAAAACTAGAGTAGCAGCATACGCTAGAGTTTCAACTGGTAAAGATGCCATGCTTCATTCCCTAGCTGCTCAAGTTAGTTATTACAACAAAATGATATCAGAGCACGAAGGATGGGAATTTGCTGGCGTTTATGCGGATGAAGCATTAACTGGAACAAAGGACTCAAGAGAAGAATTCCAAAGGCTTATAAGCGATTGTAAGGCGGGGAAAATCGACATGGTTGTAGTTAAGTCCATATCAAGGTTTGCAAGAAACACATTCACGATGCTAAAGACAGTTAGGGAATTAAAAGCACTAGGAGTTGATGTATTCTTTGAGGAACAGAACCTGCATACATTGAGTGCTGAAGGTGAGATGGTATTAACATTCTTAGCTTCCTTCGCACAAGAAGAAGCACGTTCAAACTCTGAAAACATCAAATGGAAAATTAAAAAGGATTATGAAAAAGGAATCCTCTGGGGTGGCAAAGACATGTATGGTTATAAGATAGTTAATAGAAAGCTTGTACTCATACCTGAGCAAGCAGAACTCGTGAAAAGAGTATTTAAATTGTACCTTGAAGGATGCGGAGTTCAGATGATAGCAAATATCTTAAACAATGAAGGAGAGCGTGCATTAAAAGGTGGTAGATGGAACAAATCAACCATTTTGAACATGATAACGAATTACAACTATACTGGAGCATTGGTTCTTCAAAAAACTTATAGAGAGGACTACCTTTCCAAAAAAACCAAAAGGAATAAAGGTGAAAAGGATATGTATGTTATTGATGATGATCATGATCCTATTATTTCACTTGAAGATTTCCAAATGGCTCAAGAATTAAGAAAGCAACGAAGTGAGTTGTCTAATAATACAGGACACAGGCCTACAAGAAATAGATATACCAGCCTAATTAGATGTGGTGTTTGTGGTGCAAAATTTGAAAGATGTAACCGCAGTAAAGGTAAAAGATGGTTATGCAGAACTTACGACTCAATAGGTAAACACGCATGTGCATCTAAAGCCATACCAGAAGAAATACTAAATGAAGTAACATCTCAGGTTCTTGGTGTTGATGAGTTAACAGATGAGTTAGTTCAAAATAGCATTGATTACATAAAAGCTTTTAATGAAAATAAGATAGTTTACTATTTCAAAGATGAAAGGATTCATGAGGCCTTTTGGAAAGATAGATCTAGAAGAGAATCATGGACACCAGAAATGAAGGAAATGGCTCGACAAAGAGCATTGAAGCAACATCGAAAGGAGGATAATTAATGGCAAAAGTTAGAGTTATTCCATCGACCATTAATCCTGTTACACTTTCACCACTAGGTCAAATAAGCAGAAGAAAAGTTGCAGCTTATGCTCGTGTATCAACAGACGATGAAGAACAAGCAACTAGCTATGAAACTCAAGTAAAACATTACACTGAATTCATCCAAAAGAAACCAGAATGGGAGTATGTTAAAGTCTATGCCGATGATGGTATTTCTGGAACAAGCACTAAAAGAAGAGACGGTTTCAACGAGATGATTAAGGATGCACTTGATAGAAAGATTGACCTTATCATAACCAAATCAATATCTCGTTTTGCCAGAAACACGCTAGACACCATTTCTTATACTCGGAAGCTAAAAGCCAAAGGAATCGAGGTTTATTTTGAAAAGGAAAACCTATGGTCGCTTGATGAAAAGACTGAATTTCTGCTTACAATTATGGCTAGTATGGCACAAGAAGAAAGCAGAAGCATTTCACAAAACGTGACAATGGGTAAACGCTGGGGAATGAAAGAAGGCCGAGTGAGCTGGGCATATAGTAATATGCTTGGTTACACAAAAGAAAATGGCAAAATTGTAGTTGTTGAGAATGAAGCAATCCTAGTGAGAAAGATATACCAACTATTCTTAAGGGAAGGAAAAACCTGCTCTGGAATTGCTGAATACTTAAAAGAAAAAGGAATACCAACACCAAGTGGAAATTCCTGCAAATGGACCAAAAACACCATCAATTCAATTCTACGAAATGAAAAGTATAAAGGTGATGCCTTACTTCAAAAAACCTATACATCAGATTACTTAGAACACAAAGTAGAAAGGAATCGTGGTCACTTACCTCAGTATTATGTAGAGAACAGTCACCCTGCAATTATCGATAAAGAAGAATGGGAAATAGTTCAAGCTGAGTTAATGAGAAGAGAACAGATCGGTGCTGCTTATTCTGGAAACAGCATATTCAGTTCAAAACTAATCTGTGGTGATTGTGGTGGGTTCTATGGCAAAAAGAAATGGCATTCAACAAGTAAGTATTCAAGATTTGTTTATAGATGTAATGGCAAGTACAACAAAGAACACGACAAGTGCCAAACACCTGCATTAACTGAAGATAAAATTAAAGAGAAGTTCATAATCGCATATAACCAAGTGATGAGGGAAAAGCAAAGAATAATAGAAGATGTTCATGAGGTTATTAAGCTATTAGCAGATACTTCTGAACTGGATAATAAGGTAATAGAACTTCAGAACAAGATGGAAGTTATAAGCGGTTTGGTAGATAAGATGATAAAAGAAAATACTAGAACTGCTCAGGATCAAGTTGAGTTCAATAGAAGGTATGAAGAGTTATCCACTCAGTATGAATCAGAAAAAAATGCCTTAGATAAAACCCTAGAAAAAAGATCCTACAAACAAGCACAAGAAATCAAAATGAAGGCTTATCTAGAAGAAATAAAAAAAGCAGATAACTACCTGCCTGAATGGTCAAATGATGTATGGATGCTGATGGTTGAAAAAGCAACTGCAAACAGAGACAAAACAATAACATTCAAGTTTACAAGTGGGACTGAAGTAACGTTATAATATTAGGACCTTTATTCAAGGTTCTTTTTTAATAAGAAAAATTTAAAAATAAAAAAAGGAAAAAGCAAATTCTCACCGTAATATATATATGAGCAGATGCATATGCTCCGAATCAGCACTAAGTATTCGTGTGCTCGGCATTCAAGTACCTATGGGCCGTAATAGATAGCTGTACGCAAGTTTAAGGCAATTAAACAGGTTTAAGCCTCTTTCCTAACAATAAAAAGAGGCCTTATTAAGGGCGTGTAATTGTATCGTAATGGGTTTCCTAAAAGTTGTATTAACTTTGTCATTAACAAATATGATATCAGTCTCTTCATTTATGGACGAATTGATAAAAAAATGTTATAATTGCTATATATATTTATGGTGGAGGTTAACTCTATGAAATATTCTGAAGCAATTAAATTGTTAAGACTTAAAATGTGTCTTACTAAAACAGAATTTGGATTAGCTTTTGCTCATTATCAGATGAAAAAGCTATTTAAAGTGAAGACTGTTATTCCAAAAATGATTTATCAAGAAGTAAAAAATAGGATAGATATTTTAATCGATAGAGATTTGACTACATTAGGAGGGCTGAAATGAAAAGCTTGGAATCATTGAAAAGCATATTTAAAGAAAGACTATTTAAGATCCCTGATTATCAAAGGGGGTATGCTTGGCAAAAGGAGCAACTTAAAGACTTCTGGGAAGATATCACTAATTTACCTAAAGACCGTTATCACTATACAGGCTTGCTGTCATTGAAAGAAGTACCAAGTTTAGAATATAATAGTGGAAACTGGACTAGTGAAAGATGGTTAATAAACGATTACGGTTTCAAGCCTTTTCATGTTGTGGATGGACAACAAAGATTGACAACATTTGTTATTTTCATAAGTGAGGTGATTAATTTAATAAAAAACATAGATTTAAACAAAGGTAAATCTCTTGATGAAATTTATATAGGGACATTAAGTTTAAAAAGAATCACAGAAGAATATATATATATGAAAATGCCGCCAAATTACAATTTAAGCACATATAAATTTGGTTATGAAGTTGACAATCCAAGCTTCAAATTTTTGAAACATAAAATACTTGGTGAACCAGATGGAGGAGTTATCACCGAAACTTTTTACACATTAAATTTAGAAAACTCAAGAAAGTTCTTTAAAGAAAATTTAGAAAATTATTATAATGAATATGGATTAGAAGAAGTTGAAAATCTATTTAAAAAAGTAACTCAAAACCTTATGTTTAATTTACATGAAATTGAAGATGATTTTGATGTATTTGTTGCTTTTGAAACCATGAATAATCGAGGTAAAAAACTTTCAAATCTAGAGTTACTTAAAAACAGATTGATTTATTTAACAACACTCTATGATGAAAAAGAGCTAAGTGCTGATGGTCAAGAAGTTATTAGAAATCAAATCAATGAAGCATGGAAGGACATTTACTACAATCTTGGTAGAAACAAGAAAAATCCTCTTCCTGATGATGATTTTTTAGTAGCACATTGGATTATGTATTTTCAGTATTCAAGAGAAAAAGGTGATGACTACATAAGATTTCTATTAAATTCAAAGTTCACACCTCAAAATATTTTCACAAAGATAGAAGCGAAGATGGAAACAATAGATGAAATAGAAGAAATCAGAGATGATGATTCAATTGAAGATGAAATATATGAAAATGGCGACATCCCAAAAGTCAAATTTATCTCTACTCTATCTAGCTCAGAAATAACAGACTATATAAACAGTATAAAAACAGCATCAGTTCATTGGTATAATTCATTTAATCCACTCAACAATAATGATCTTTTAGAGGAAGAACAAATATGGATTGATAGGCTTAATCGAATTGGAATTGCGTACTTTAGACCATTAGTTTGTGCAAGTTTTATGAGAAGTGATATCAAATCTGAACAAAGAGTTAAGTTGTTTAAAAGTATTGAAAGATTTATATTCATTGCTTTTAGAATTGGGCGAGCTACAGCTAACTATAGAAATGCAGCTGTTTATAGACTCACAAAACAATTGCGATCTGGTGAAGTTTCTATTCAAGATGTAATTA